GACATTCCTTTCGATTTAGGTATGACCGCGGCCACCATGGCCACGGGTAATGCCGAGAGACGCTAGGATGGACAACTGGAAGGCGTTAAAACCGTCCCAGGTAATCCCAAACCCGTAAGGGCTAGCGACTCCCCTCTGCTTCACTTCGTACGCAGAACGCGCACTAAGTGCTACCAATGTGACGGGCGAGGCAAAATTGCTTCCGCCTGCCTTCACATACTGGAAGGCATATGTGTCATACACCATCTTACGATGATACATGACATATGCCGATTTTGCGACTTCGCCATACTCTTGCATCAAGCTAGAGTTCTGGACAGAAGCGCCCACGCTGGAAAACCAGTCGATCAACCAGGTCCATGGTGTCACCTTCCAAATGAGGTTGGCGTCTGGGACCAATCCCATCAACTTCGCTTTTAGTCGCGGGTCGATGTTCGGAACGTTAAGCCCTGGAATATTAAACGTGAAGACTCCATCAAACCAGATGCGAGTCTCCTCGGTTAGCCAGGTTTCAACGTTACCGTTATGCTTACCATCCAAGTTGTAGAAGCCGGAAGCTAATACCGGCTGCAACGAGGCATAGGTCTCTGTCGAGCTGACACGAGTCCTAGCATAGGAGTGGCTTAGATCGAAGTGCCGCTTAATCTCTTTGCGGTTATGTGACTTTAAATACTCCAAGCGTCTCGCTACCTGACGCTGAGCAGTCAAGAGACTGATCAGATCGTTAGTAAACGGGATTTGCCCAAAAGCATTATTTAGCCACGCTTCCGCCCAGAATTTAGGCGACTTGCCTGCCATCGTCTTGAACTGAGAGAAGAATTGATGGGTGCTCTCAAGCATCCCACCAAGGTCCCTCAACTCGACGGCGGCTTGACCCAAGTTCACAACGTTGTGAACTGGGAGGCCACGGTTATATCCTTTCACGCCCCAGGCCATCAGCGACGAGTCGCTGAGAGGACCAAAAGGCACAGTGCTAATCAGCGTCGGGGATAACCAAAACTTCCCCGAATACTGACTACCAATGGAAGGACTTCCGCATGAGAGATGTTCGCTGTATCCGACTACGTAGTCGGACTTCGTTATAGACAGCGGACCACCAGTACGGTAGGGAGGGCCAGGATGTAACTCGTCTATGCAAGTTTGCGTCATGGTGTACGCGATAGGTCCCAAGTTCGGGACAGTAGATGGCCAAGTGGTCATCACCTTCACGCCACCTTCGCGCGATTTGCGTATACGAGTTCGCATCAGAG